CCTAATCCACCTACCCACCACGATGTTATCCTTTTTGATACCGTTATGCCAGCTATTAGCTGATGGCCTCGCACTGATGTTTTATTCCATTGCTTGGCTTTTTACTACTATACTTACTACCATTGATACCTTTTTATCACGTTCACTTCAAGCTTATGCTGATCATCCCCTACCTCATGCCACTACCGCTGCCACGATGTGCTCTTATGCCATCGTGGCTGCTATTGTGGGATTTCCCCTGAGGCGGGCGATTACTTGGATCATGCATAAACGAGTTCGTCGGGCTATTGATAATCGCCATTCTTGGCTTGTTGATTATACCAATATGATCACACCAATTGCCGATGTCACCCGACCTGCGTTTCAACAACATCCATTGAACTCCAAGAGCCCTGTGCCCAACCATACCCATGGACATTCCGCTGCTCAACGATCTTCTGCTTCTGAGTTTATGTCTACGTATGCCACCACTATTGGACGCGAACCTTTCTTTCACCAACGTGCCAGATCTGACGAAAGGCACAATCACCGTGGGTCACGTGTTGTTTACTGGGCTAAGGACGTGCCAGTTAAACCGTGTTCAGATGAACCACTACCACCCGACTTGGTGTGTTTGGTAGATGTTGATTATTATCTTGATATGCCTGAATTCCTCAACACTTATTGTAACCCAACCGTTCTTTATACCTTTTTGCCCGATGACGCTGCTGGCCAGCGCACTGACTATTCATTTAGATTTGATGCTACTGCCACCGTCACTTATCGGGTAACTGGTGGGGCAACATACACGCACAAGGTGTGGAACTATACTTCAGATTGTATAACTGTGGCAAGCTGCCTCTTCGGTGTTCCTTATTCCATGACTACTTATCTTGTGGACCGAAGACGCGCTGGCCCGGACCATCAACTTGTTTTGTTTTCCCCCATTGGGCGATGGCGCGGATTTGGGGCCTTGTGCGCTTGGTTCCTTGACCATAATCAATTACGACGTTTGGACACCCACCGTGGGGGATATACACGGCTAGAGTTGCTTTGTGCTGATCGTGGTCAGGTGGTATCCACTGCCGCTATCAATGAGTTGATTAGCGTCACGATACCCACTGAATTAGACAATACCATCTCTCGACTTATCCGTACTGCCAAACACGATATTGCTGCTGCCACCATTGAGTCATACCTTGGGCCCGTTCCTACAGAGCCCCAAGGTGTCATTGAACGCAAGTCCCGGTCGTTATTGTTATCTGAAGTTCACCGCGCTCCTTTGCCGTTACCTGATTTTGTGTGTCCTGTGTCGAGATCTACCCACAACTATGTGTTTGGCCAGTCCCACCCTGGGGATAAGCCTGCGTTGATTCCATTTATGAGCTCGATTTTGCCTGGATCGTATGTGCCAATTAAGAACAGAGATAATGAAGCTGCGTGCATTGAGCAACGTGTAACGAGTTTGGCTAATACCATTAAGCCTGACTCTTTCACCCTGCGATGCATCGGCGAGTTTGTTACATTGGCCATACCCACACCACACTTGTTACAGCCCACCACACATGAGGAGAATTACGAGCGCCAGAATCGCCCTACCCAACGGCGGTTGTTGTATTATGCTGATGTCACCATTGCCTGGGCTTCTGAGACGCTGCAAAAGGTGAAATCCTTCATTAAGGCTGAAGCTTACCAAAAGCCATCTCCACCGCGCAACATATCCACCATTAATCCAAACGATAAGTCTGTCTGGTCCACATTTTGTTATCCCATCGCTGAACACTTGAAGACGCTTTCTTGGTACGCATTTGGACATACCCCACTGGAGGTAGCCACTCGCGTTGCTGAGATTTGCGGAATGGCTAAGACGATGACCAAGACTGACTTTTCGCGGTTTGACGGCACCATGGGTGAGCCGCAACGCATGCTTGAGGAAGCTTTTACTCTACGCGCATTTGCCCCAGTGTACCACACCGAATTGTTACAGGCCCAGCGCGCACAGCACCATCAGATTGGCACCACAGCCCATGGCGTTACATATCACACTTTATGGTCACGATTATCCGGTTCCCCAGAAACGTCTAATTTTAACTCCATTGACAATGCGTTCACCACGTATCTTGCTTGTCGTCTTATGCATATGACCCCCGATGAAGCCTGGGGGGTTTTGCTTAGGTCCATATTTGGAGGAGATGATGGATTAGCGCCTGACATGCCATCAGGGTCCATGGAGAAAGCGGCCAAACGCACTGGATTGACGATTAAAGCCGAAGCCATATCTTGCGGTGATATGGGGGTTCAATTCCTTGCCCGCACTTATGGCCCTGATGTTTGGTTTGGTGACCCGAATTCCATGTGTGACCTCCCACGTCAGCTTTCCAAGTTTCATTTGTCAACGCCCACTGCTCCTGGTATAACTCCCATTATCAAGTTAGTTGAACGAGCACGCGGTTATTTGTACTCTGACGCCAATACACCTGTTATTGGACCTTACGTCACAGCGATTTGTGCCTTATCCAACTTTATGCCAGTTCACTCTCAAGCGCATTTGTTCCGCGGGTACCTAGGTTTCTTGCAACATTCACATTACCCTAACCGTTCTGCACAGTGGATGTATGATGAAGCCAACCGAGTGCTTCCTAACACTGAGCCGTACCGTCTTGTCACTTTTGTGAACAAAGCCACGTGTGTTGCTGATTTGTTGAACCCACCGTGTATACAGCCTGAGCAGCCTATTGCCGTAACCATTCCCGTGACCATTAATGGAGAAGCGCGTGAGCCCATATTGGAAAATCCACCTGCATTGCCTATGCCACCTGTCCCTCCCCCAGGGCCGCCCCCCACCCTTCCACCCGGACCTAATCCACCCGGGAAGAAGGCTAAGGGGGCCGCGTTCAAATCCACGGGGAAACGGGGCGGGAATGAGGCTAATGCGGAGTCCAATACTGCTCTTAAGTCTATGGCTACTCAGACCCATTCAAACAAGCGTGCCCTTATTCGGCGACCTAAGCCCACCATTGCGTTGGTGGCACCTCCACCTCCCCTTGAGACACCTCTGCCACCTGTAGCCCAAACTCGTGTGGTCAAGCCTCTCAAGCAGGACTGGAGAGTTAAGTATTAAGTAGTAACAGATTATTGTGGCGGCACTTTTGGGAGTGCCGCGTGTTGAATAAATAAACAATAATCTTTAGAAACACGAATGCCCATAGTTTATCGAGATGACGACAATCGTAGAGCACGAAATGACATGCGAAATCGACTTGTTGCAGGAGGAGCTGCTGTGCTCGCTAACGCAGTCTCCCGCAAAGTTAAGTTCGCACCAGACACGAAGTTCATCAGCACGAGTAATGCTCGTACCAGTCGACGATCTAACAGCAAGCCTATATTACGGAATGCCTCTGCCGGGACAACCCTCAACATTGCCCCCGCTTCCTCTTCTTTGGTGTCTCGTACCAAGCCGCCGGTCTTTCGATCTCGAACGGCACGGTCTACCCGAATCACCCACCGAGAGCTCATCGCCCAGGTTAGCGGAACAGTTGCCTTCACCGCCACCCAGTTCGCCATCAACCCCGGTATGTCCTCCACCTTCCCCTGGTTGTCCACCCAAGCATCATCGTGGGAGCAGTACAAGTTCCATAGATTGGCCTTTTGTTATGAGTCCAGATGTTCATCTGCTACCAATGGAACCTGCATTCTCGCCCCCGATTACGATGCCGCTGACACCACCCCCACTTCGGAGGTCATAGCTAGTTCCTATGCTGATACCACTGAGGCCGTTCCTTGGACCACCAAGTTTTCTTGTGCATTAAATCCCAATTCCATGTTGGGTTTGGCACCTAGAAAGTATGTCCGTACCGAGGGCTTAGCTGATAACTTGGATGTTAAGACTTATGATTCTGGTAATATGTACCTGTGCACCACTGATGGAACTGCCACCAATTGGGGCAAACTTTACGTCGAGTATGACGTTGAGCTGTTTGTACCGCAATTGAATCCCACTGGCAGTTTGCAAGTTGACGCTTACCATTCACAAAATATGGGAGCTGTCACCACTGCTTCCCCATTTGGTGTGCCTTTAGGACCTTTGACAGGTTCCGATCCTTTGTTGTTTACAACTAGTGGATCTGTCATCACGTTCCTCAAATCCGGCACATTCTTCGTAAGCATTGGCTGGTTAGCTGCAGTAGCAACACCCGCCATACCAACCACGACCGGCGCTTTCCGTACCCAATACGGGCAGATTGCCGATGGTTACAATGTTTACGGATCCGGATCTACATTTGCCTGTGTCAACATCCTTGTTTCGATTGTTGCTGGTCAGACCCTCACTACCGCCTGCACATTGACTGCGGGAACTTCTTGTGAGATAGTCATTACCAACACTGTCCCTTCGTTGCAATAATAACAAATTTGTCCGCACCAACAGAAC